CCCAACACAATCCTATCAACTATGGTTTTGTGCACCGGAGCTGCAGAGAACAACCGAGTTTTAGCCAGAAGAACTCGTTCTATATCTCTTCGTTCATCTTTCAAAGACTCTTGAAATAACGGAGCATTCAACTCTCCAGTTTTCCAAACTTCAAAATGTTTATCAATAGCATCTTGAAGCTGTTCAACTGGTTTATTGTATACTCTATCGCTCAGAGTCGATTCTGTCTGAACGAAGAGATATTGTTTCCCTTTCTCGCTAGCTGGTCGAGATAAAGTCCAGGGGAGACCAGGAGAAGAAGACATTTCCAGAGGCGCACTTGTGTTTTCACAACCCACGTGCACCCCTGTAATAGCTTCTTCTTGTGTTAAAACGTGACAATCACCAACATGTGTCTTAAGCTGCTCTATCAACCACCGCTTCGACTTTTCAAGCTGTCGAGAAGAAAATTTATTTACTTGCGCAAATTTATCTTTCTTCTTGAAAGCTCTAGTCGCAGCAGTAGGGGACAGAACAGCCGGGGCATATATTGCTTCTTTACCAAAAAGTTTATTGTCACATTTTGCAAACTCAGAAACTCTTATTTGAGTATCTCCAATGTTAGTCAAACGAGGAGAAGACAAGTCCCACTCACCAAGTACCACAAAGTTCTCACTTTGTTCAATATACTTGTTGTGTGGTCCTTTAACAGAAGGAAATTCAACAAATCCCTCCGTTTTAACTTCTACTAGTTGGGTCATCATTGATTCTATCAAATCAAAAGTTAATGGTTGATAATAACCATTTCCATTGCCATTACCCGCAACATACATACCAATCACTGTTACAGCATCTCCACGCTTCTCAAGGAGCAAATTCCCACACTTTCCAGCCACAAATTGATTATTAATCACTCTGTAAGCTGTAATTGCGTAGTCATTCCCTCGATTATCACGTGAAGTTGTTTCACACTGATTCTCTATATTGTGAGTATAACAATGGATCTGATCAGAAGTTCCATCAAGTGCTAAAACAGTAGGACGTTTATACACCTTAAGATCGACAACGGTTTTCGCAAA